CCCCATTGCTCTCATACAGTAGTAGCACACGAAGTCGTATTTAACTGTCACCCTATCCCCATGTGCTTATTGACCTAAAGACTTGAAAGGATTGTGGTATTTGGCCCACTAAACCCATTCAACCATCTCCCTGCCGTGTAGCGCGTTATCCAAAGCGGTTCTATCCCACCCAACCACGTTATACAGGTCACCAGCCTTCTTCACTATGAACCTCTCAACCATGTTTTTGTAGCCTATTGTTGTCTTGCCTTCTATCTGTTCGGGACTGTCAAAACCCACATACTCACCATCGGTATTGAGAACGCAGAAGAAGTAGTCATCGGGACCATATTCAATACCAAGATTGTCGAACGCCCACACTGCCGCAGCAGCCGTTCCCCCCACCGTCCGGTATTCCGATAGATTTTTCGATAGGGAACCACGTATCATCAAGTCCTCAATGGGGATTTTGCCCCCCATAATAGCCGTAATTAGGCCTGTGAGGTCTGCGCTAACTTCATCCTGTGTTCGACCATCAAGAATGCCTTTGAGAACGGTCATCATGGTCTGCTTCATGGCCGGCGGCATTCGGGCCTGTTTCAATTCAATACCCTTGACGTAATAATCGGGTTCGGGGAGATACAACCCCTCCGCCCACATTATCTTGCCGGCATAACGATTCTTCTTCTTGATGAACATTCGTTCAGCCCACCGCTCAAACTCGACCACGATGGGGTCCATACGCTCGTTAAGGTGCAGGGCTAAGGCCTCTCCGGCCTTTGGTGTGTCCACATGGACAAATACACTGTCCGTGTGGCCGTAATAGCAGGGGTGACCCTGTTCTTCACAAAGGTCACGGAGATGTGATAGGGTCTTGCGAGAGGTGAATGTGATAGCGGCGGCTACTTCGGGGTGGTATAGACCATACTTTGAGTCACCACACACCCCATATAGTGAGGCGACGAGCGATTTAGTGGCGTATTGCATAGCATCCCACGTGCGCCGGTCCTCATCAGTAGTAGCCTTAGCCTTCTTTACTTTGTATTTGTTACGAAGGTCAGTGAGATAATCCATGAGGCGACCAACGGCACCCCGCTTTTTCTTTGAGAAGCAAACACCATTACCGCAATCCACCCCATCGGGGTCAAGCGTGTCCCATGAAATGTTGTGAAGATTCACATTTGAGTGATACATGGCTCTAATATCAAGAATGCCGACAGTATCATAGACACCCGGCTTAGGCTCCATAATGTCTGCCCCCGAATAAGGGACTTTATCGAATTGGGGTCGAGTCGGAATCCGGCAATTCCATTCCGTATCACGGAGTAATAGGGAGGTCGTCAATTTCGTGACAAATGGTGTGGCCCGAAACTCGGAGCCGCACAGGTGCATGAGTGTGAGATGATGGTTGAGGCAATTCAGTTGGGAATCAAGTAGTGGTAGTAGCCGCACATCCTGTCGGTTGTAGTCCACGTAGGTGCCGAGGTCGGAATAATAGGTATCGTGTCCATCCTCCAGCGGCATTTTTCTCTCCTTGAGAACCCATCCCGCCACGTCATCTAACTTGCGGCCCGGTAACTGCCCGTTCTTGATAGTCCACAGGCGCGAGAATCCAAGCATCAAGTCAAAGCAGATACGTCCCGGTATGGGCTGGTCCCAATCCCCGTAGTCATATTTGTGCCGTCGTAGGGGAGAAAGTAGGGCAGGGTCCATGCGGTTGGCCCTCATCCTCGTCGCTATCTGCTTAATATCAGCACCGACGAGATACCAACCCATGAGAACATCGGGGTCATGTTTTGTCAGATGGGTGACAAACATAGTGAGTAATTCCCTCTCGGTTTCACAGGCAATAGCGTGAGGCTCAAAGGCGACCCTATCGAGGCCATCGGGGTGCTTCTCGCAAGCAAGGGATTCTATGTGCCGCTCTCCATCCCACTCACTCGGCACATACCAAGTATAGAGGTTGTCCGTGTAGTTATCGTGGACCGTGAGGACTACGATACGACCGCTCGTTGTCAGCCATTCCCCATCAAGCGACCAAATACGGTGCCTATACATGGGGATATTAACATTTTTGTCAGCAAGGACTCGGGTAGCGAATGGGATATTCGCCTCCCACGTCTGATTCAGACCCGCACGAACCTGCGGGATAGCGTCGGGATAGGCACAGGTGACTTTGAGCAGGGGTTCACCACGAATCCCTACGTCGCCCTCATCACGGACCCTTATTGCGCCCCGCTCTCTTGCCTCATCCCAACCGGGGTCACCAAGCGGCATCTCGTCACGGCTGGCGAAGAAGTAGGGGTAGTGGTCCTTTATGTCGAGGGTCTTGCGCTCAAGGGTTTCTGCATCCCGATACCGCACGATAACGTGACGGCCCTTGCCTCGGTCCACTATCACCGAATCACTCTCGGCGTCCACGTGGTCGTGTTTCTATTCCATGCTTTTTGAGCCAAGCGTATATTGTCATAGGGGTCTTGCCGAACAGGTCAGCAATCTCTTGCATCGTCATATCCTTCTCAACATACGCATAATGCAGCCAATCGAAGTCACGGTATGTCCCGCTTGGCTTTTCACCTGCCTTGACCTCCACATAGTAGGTCTGCCCTTTTACATCTATTTCAATACGACCGCCTTCTTCGACTATCTTAGCCACAGACGGTGCCTTCTCTAACACATCAACCATTGTCATTCTTTCACCTCACTACTCCGGCTTGATAGACCCAAGAGTCACCAAAACGGAGAATCATACGCATACCCTGTCCTAACTCACGAAAGTCAATGAAGTCAATGACAACATCTTCAGTCATGTGGGATAACACAGTGTCAAGACCACCTTCAAAGGCCCACGACCATTCGGTATGGGAGTCGTCGGGTTCCAAGTATGTGCTTCTTGCTATGTGGGTCAGCACTGTTTCAGTCTGCCCCTTGAGTTCATTACCAACACGGACTACGAGTGAGTCCTCCTTAGATATGAATGTGAATTGGTTTAGACGCTGGTTGTTCATGTTATCGCAGCGTAGTGCCTCATATAGAGTGACAGCATCCATCTTGACACTCTCTTTTGCACCGTATATTTTACCGTCAGCAGCCACATAACCCTGTTCGGTTATCTTGGAGGCCAAATCTTTAGACTTCTCGACCCACGCACCAATTGTGTCACGACTGTTGGGGTAGGCCAACCCTTTAGAGGTAGCCTTGAGAGTAGTCTGCTTTTTGCCCGACTTTAGGAGTAATTTACCCCCCGCCTCATCGAAGGACAGGGTAATATCCCCACCGTGATACTTGAGGACTCCGAGGACTCTCTCTATGTCGGGGATTGGGTATGAGGTAGTCTTTTTTCCACTACACCCAACGGAGAAGTGCGAGAGGCTGGTTTTACCGTCACGGACGAGTGACGTGGTGGATAGCCGACCACTTTCACAGTCAAGCATACACGACATTACCTGCGCCTGTTGTTTTCCACTGATATACTGCTTTCTTTGCGTGGCTTGCAGTAACCATGTTAATGCCGCTCCGTTCACCTTTACTGTCATTCTTTCACTCTCCTACCGCCTCTCGTCTTATTCGCATAGCATTCGTGGCTGTGATAGTATCGCACTTTATCAACACCGTCAGTCCACTCTTGCAGGGGGATATACTCTCGGCAACCGTAGCAGTATCGGGCTAATCGGCCACCCATCCTCTTATTCATCAGACTCATAGGGTTGCCCCCAATGGAGCCGGGAGGATTTGAACCTCCATTATCCGGCAACCATGCCGGTGCCTTTCCGTTAGACTACGGCCCCCTTCACTCATCCTCGTCCACCCCATCTTCGGGGGGTTGGTCGCCATTCTCCCACGTCAAGAAAGACAGTCCGGTCCAATTGACCTTGCCCTTCTTCACTTCGATAACAGTGTGGGTTTCTCCGAGATGTTCCGTGTAGCGACCCTTCATTTCTTCGATGGTTGCTTTCACGGCCCAATCGTTAGGGCCGAGTTTAGGGTCAGCCTTCACACCAGCCGCCTCATCTTCTTCTTTCATGTAGCGGTTTAGCCAAATCTGCTGTGAGAACAGGCGTTGGGTATCAATAGGCCAATCAACCTTCTCTCCAATCTTCATCAGCCCCTTAGTGCCGTTACCGAGGTCCACGTAATTTTTCACGTCCTTTAGATGGAACGTGAAGAACACCCGAGATACCGGCAGCGAGTTAATCCTGTTTATCGTGTTCTTGAACAGTTTGTTACGGACTCGCCATTCGGCTTGGTTGAAGCGGTCGCTGTCCATATCAATGGGTGCGTTCTCTCGCTCCATAAGGA